CCAAACTGCCGATGTCCGTGGTAATCGATTCAGGTGGAAAGAGCCTGCATGGATGGGTACGAGTCGATGCAGCAAACAAGGAGGAATGGACAGAGCGTCGAGACATCGTTTATCGACACCTCGAAGCTCTTGGCATTGATCCAAAGAACAAGAACGCGAGTCGATTCAGTCGTCTTGCCGGCGTGATGCGCGATGGCAAGGAGCAGAAGTTGTTGGCCATCAATGTCGGGTCGCTCACTTGGGATGAGTTCACGGACCACCTGGAGTCTCAGGACATGCCTCAGGAGTTCACGCTCCAGAGCATCGTCGATTACGACCCGGAGAACGACCCGGACAATCTGATCGGGGACAGATGGCTTCGCCGTGGTTCATCGCTTCTATTTGTCGGACAGAGCGGTTGCGGTAAAAGTTCGATGGTGCTTTACCAAGGACTGAAGTGGGCCATGGGTCAAGATTGGTTCGGAGTGAAACCTGTGCGCCCGTTGAAGGTGGCGTTCGTCCAAGCCGAGAACGACATCGCTGACCAGCATGACAGCCTCAAGGGAGCGGCGAAGATGGTGTTCGGTACTCAGAACTGGGTTGCTGGATTGAAGAGCGCCGACATGCTGTTCTTTCGCGAGACGGTACGGACAGGTGCAGACTTCGCCACAATGCTTCGTAGGATGGTCAGGAAGACGAAGGTGGACATCGTGTACGTCGATCCGTTGTTGTCGTACATGGGCGGTAATCCTGCGGACATCGAGGTATGCGCCAACTTCACCCGTCATCTGCTCCAGCCGATCATGATCGAGACAGGAGTGGTCATCGTCTTGGTGCATCACTTCCCGAAGCCAAAGGGCAAGGACGAGAAACCTGAGAGCGTGGCAGACATGGCCTACTCTGGCTTTGGTTCATCCGACCTGACCAATTGGGCGCGAGAGGTCATCGTGATGAAGGAGATCGGGTTCAATCATCCTCGAAAATTTGTTCTTGGGATGGCGAAGAGGTCGGAGCGAGCGGGGATGAAGGACAAAGAAGGGAACCAGTGCGGATCCATCATCATCCAGCGAGGGATTGGAACCGTGTCTTGGGACTACGCGCCACCCGAGGTCTTCAAGGTGGACAAAGCTGCTGGCAAGAAATCTTGGAAAGGAAAGTCTAGTAATTATTAACAATCATTATGAATGAGCTATTTGAATTTCCAATATCTCTTAAGCCTCGCGATTATTTGAATGTACTGCCTGTATCAGTCATTGAAATTGGTGCATCTATAAATGGAATACGTGAAGAGTCTGGGCATGATAATGAGTCCAGCCGTAACGGATTCAGTCAATTCCCGCATGAGATTGCAGAAACATGCGCCCAGCTATTTCTTCGTGATTGCAAACACGTTGTTGACCCTTTCGCGGGATGGGGTGAACGAGGTGATGCAATGAAAAGACATGGACTCAAATACTCTGGCTATGACCTTTCTGACGATGCAATCAAAAGCGCAAAAGAGCGTTACAATGTGGACAACATCAAAGCAGATTCAAGGACCGTTGATGTACCAGTCCATGATGGACTATTGACCTGTCCGCCTTACTGGGATGTTGAGGTCTATCAAGGAAACGGTCTAGACAAGGCTAAAAGCTGGAAGGCTTTCTTGAACGAATACCGTGACGTTTTAACCCGCTTTGCAGACAAGGCAGAACGTGGTGCCACCTATTGCATAGCTTCTGGAGATTGGCGGGACAAGGGAATCTATTACGACCTCACATTTCAAACTGAAACAATCTTGAAAGAACTTGGGTTCATTCCTCACGACAAGGTTGTTATCTCAAGGCTAACAATTAGTAAGGTAAAAATAATGATACCACAAGCCAAGAGACTTGGATACACTGTGAAAGTCCATGAGACACTATCAGTCTTTAAGAAGTCATAAGGACACGAACCGTTCTAGTAGCTACTAGAATCCTTTTCACGCATCGCTCGCCGACGACCCTTAGCAGCAAGCGATTGGAACTTTGCCTTTCCAAGTTTCTTGCGACCGATTGATGCCGCAAGAGCAGCAGGGTCTTTGACTCCCTTCTTCTCAAGAGAGCCGATAAGCCGCTCGTAACGACCTCCACCACCAAGTTTCATTTTATCCATAAAATTACCATGCAGCGCATGACCAGTGCCTAGGAGTTGTTTTATCGTTTGCCGTATCGCAATTGTGTCGCGCGCGGAAATTCTTCCTACGACCAGGATTGTTCTTTTTGATGGTCATATCCGGGTCACCGAATCTGACCTTCACAACATTACCATTATCGTTCTTCACGTACACAGCACTCTTCTTGCGCTCGCCTGGAGTGTAGAACGGTTTGTTGAGCGACACCTTCTTTCCTTGATAGGTGTTACCTTTTTTAGATAGAGAGGTCATGTCTTTATCTTCGGAAATCCTTTGGCTGAATAGACCGAGATTTTCTTCTTCATCCTGTTGCGACGAGAAATGAGCGACTGCTTGTTCCTTTTATTAGAATCAAACGATTGTACTGGAGCAACGAATGGGTCCGCAACGAAGTCGCTCATTTGGTTGGCCTTTCGGGGACACCAAGAGAATCATCGAAGACGATTCTACTGTCTTCTGGAAGGCTTGCTTTTGCATCTTCAGATTTCTGGTACAAGTCATCCCATGTTTTATTGAACTGAACCAATGACATGTTGGAGTTTCTGGCCAACGCATTTGCTTGAGGAATAGTGATGTTTGGCTTCAGACCTGCAAATGTTTGAGGAAGACGAACGGCTGCTCCAAGGAAGTTTTGAACAGGAACGCTTCCAACCATCGCGTCAACCACCCACCTTGCCCCAGTCGCGCGCCTCATAGAGTTTGCAATCTGGTCAGGCTGAAGCCTTCCTCCTTGCTCCGTCATATTCCTTGCACGATTCCACAACATGTAATCATTGATCATGTTGAAGTCGGCCGGATCCAAAACGGTACGAATAATCTGCATCCGGTTTGGATCATCTATCATATCTCCAAGAGCTTGAACATTCCTGCGAAGATTTGCGGGTCCAGTTTCGGAAACGTGATTCAACAATGCCGCTGCTGCATCTGCTCTTACTGCAAGCAGCGTCGCGGGATTTAACTGGTTGAGAGCATTTTGAACAACTTGTGGATTTTGAGACCTGAACAAAAATTCTCTGACAAATTGAGAAGGATCAACGTCTGGATTCAGTTGATTGCGCTGAACGCGGCGAGTGGTTGTATTGAAAAACTCTTCCATCCTCTGCCTCGCTTGCTGTGCAAGATTGATAACATTGTTCCTCAATGTAGGAGACGCGATGTTTCCAACATTGTCTGTGATTTCACTTAGCTGTTGAGGAGTGATTCCGGTGGCGACAGGAATTGTCATGCCGACGTTTTGAACTCGAACAGCATCGTTGAAAATCGACTGGAGCCTGTTTGCGTTTGCCTCACTACCGGCAACAATGTTTCGCACCCCTTGAGGAAGCTCCCTGAAGTTGTTTGCGATGGAAGAAAGGTTTTCAGTTGCAACTCCACCAATTTCAATAGGCGCGCTGCTTCTCAATGAATCAAGGAAACCACGCCGAACCTGGTCGAATTGGATACGGCCCTGCGCGGTTGGAGCCAAAAGATTTCTGATCGACGTGAACCCTTCTGGCGATCTAGCGAGGTCAGAAAAGAACTGTTCTGTGTTTTGATATCCACCGTCGCTTGCCGGTATGGACGCCCTCTTGATTATTGGGTTATCCTGAAGCAAATTGAATCTGTTTTCAGCAAGCCCCTGAGCAGTCACAACCTCGTTCTCAATTCCAAGCCTGCGAGCAGACGCAAGCTCTTCATTTTTAAGGACAGAGCGAAGCCTCCTCAGTTGGTTCTGAGCGACGCCCGGTGCAACTTCTGAAAAGTGATGGATGAGTCCATCGATTGACTGCCTTAGTCCAACAATCTGTTCAAATGTCTGAGGGCTTCTTGCAACGTAAAGCAATGCTCTTGCGCGAGAAGATGCCTCGTTGAAAAACTGAGAAGGAATCCGTTCAACAGTGGTTGTCGGAGCGCCACCGATGATAACAGATGGAGTGGTTGTTATGCGCTCTTCGGTTGCAAGCGCGCCTAAAATATCATCTATTGTATTGGTTAGGTTTTGGCTTGGAGCTATTGGAACTTCAGGTTGGCCACCAAGCCTCCTTGTGAGAGTTGTCCTGACATTGTTGTAAGCATTATCAACGATTCCTCCAAGGCGTTGATCTTCTCCACGAATGAATCCAACGGAGTTGTTTGCTGCGTCTTGCAATGATGCCGCCCTTGGAGAGCGAGGCAAAATGGTTCCGATAGTTCCTTCAACTTCAGCAGCGGCTTGTCCAGCGGATCCTGCTGCTCCAGTCCTAAGTGCTCCCCTAGATACAGCTTCAGCACCAAGAATATCTTGCTGTGCGGTTGCCGCTGTTGCTCTCACCTGTTGACCCGGAAGGGCAAGGTGCCCGCGAATTGCCCCTGGAAGACCCTGCTGTGCGGCAAGTGCGGCCGTTCCTGGACCAAATGTTCCTAGAACATTTCTGCCCGTTTGTTGTGTGCCTGTAAGCGGAGCGGATCCAGCACCAAGCGCACCTTCCAATCGGCCAGATGCTTCTCTTCCCGCTTGAGCAATCTGCTCTTCAGTTGTCAATGCGCGAGCGTTGCGCGCAAGTGCTCCACTACCACCGCCAACAGCCGCTCCAAAAAGCGCAGGGAGACTGATTTCTTTTCCAATCTCCTCCCAAGTTGGAAGCCTTCCTTCATCAATGTATTTTTGGACAACATCTCCAAAAGCGGCAGTGGAAGCATTTACAACAGCCTGTCTTCCAGCTTGATAAAGCCCTGCCGCAAAAGGGCCGGCAACACCTTGACCCATTCCAAGCGCGGGGGTTGCAGCAACAATTCCAGACTGCAATGCTCTTCCTTCATCAATCTGTTGCCGTTGGCCGAAAAACTGCTCTATGCTTTGCGCGGTTCGTTCGCCGCCAAGACCGGCAAGCCCCATTGCAATAGGATTTCCACCCGTAAAATAACCAGCAGCAAGCGGAGGAGCAACGCGAGCCGTTGTTGTAAGAATTCCAAGTCCTGTTTCTCTTGCAACATCTTCAGGAATTGCTGGAGATGTCATAAATCCGCCGCCGCCGCCAGCGGCTGATGCTCTTGCGTAACCAATGTTCTTCGCATCATTCACCGCGCTCTTCAATTGTGCATCAGGGCCAGGTTGTGCGACAGGAGCGGATGGTTGAGCGGGTGTGGACTGTTCGTACTTGGATTTGAAGTCATTGACTACAAACTGGATATCCTCTGGCTTTTCGCCATTGGTTTCCATTTGAGAAACAATGCCATCTAGTTTCTGGCGATGCTGTTCAGTGAGTGGCATACTTTTTAATATCCGTATTTTGAACGAAAATCATTACCACCACCAGCAGGCTGGCCCACCGATGGAGTGGCGGGCGACTGCTGCCCAAAAGGAACAAGCCCTAATTTATATTTACTAATAAGACCATTCGACAATTTTATCTGGCTTGGAGAAATTCTGTATTGATCCTTAAATGAATCAATTGTGTTGTGCAGGTCTTCAGCAGAAAGAGACGCAAAATTCCTGACATCGTTAGCAAAATTGTTGCTTTGAATGTTTCCAAGAGATGCTTTGAGCCTTTCCATTTCTTGGGAGGTAACAGCTTTGCCAGATTTCTCAAAAGCAACCGCGTTAAAGTTGCTCTGAAATCTTTGAAGCAATGCATAGGCTTGTTTTTCTTCTTCGGTTTTTGATGAAGAAATTTTTCTCCTTAGCTCTTCAATTTTACCATCAATAAGCCCCACGTATTTTTGCATTGATCCATCACCCCATCTCTTTTCAAAATCGTCCAGTTGACCAGCAAGAACAGATGCAGAATTTGCTATTAATTCATCACCCTTGATTCTTTTTTGATCATTTCCAACTGGAGGTGTCCATTTTCCAGTAAACGCATTATTTTTAATGAATGCAGCAGTTTGCTCATCAGGCTGTCCAAATCCAGAAGTGTATTCAGAAACAGCAAGTTCGGCATTTCTTTCTTGGTTTCTTTCACTTGGAGATTTTCCGCGTTCCCTTGCCAGAGCAATTGCTTTTCCGACACGCTCATCGTACGTAAGCGATTTATCAGTTTGAGTAAACGCAGCCCTTACGTCTTGTGAGTACTCTTTTAGCTTTCTCTGTTCTAATAGTTTCGGCATCCATGTATCAATGACTTCCTGATTTAATGCTCCATTCTTATCAATGGTTTTTACTCCAAATTGTTCTTGTATGTCATAAGCGTCACCAAGTTGTCTGGCTTCAAGTTTTTCAGTAGATTTTTGAAGCCTGGCTCTAGGAGCCCAGTTATCCAATTGAGCACTAATCTGAGACATTGTGGTCTGGTTTGCCCTTGATGTAACAGGCAAAAACCTTGGATATTCAGATTGAGGATTTCTAATGAACTCGTCTCGCAAGTTCATATTATCCATCATATTTTTTACATCAGAAGCACCTGCTTCTTGTTCTTTTAATGCATTGCCAAGATTAATTTTATGAATGTCATCTTGGATTGCAGCACTCTTCTGTTGCATCAACTGTTGAGCAGTCTGCAACTGAAGCTGATCCATCATCCGCTTCTGTGTCTGCGCGCGGTCGTACAACGATGCGCCAAGCTGAAATGCTTCAAGAGTATTGTCGGCCATAATGATTTAGTTGTAGCCAACCCTGTAATTTACGTAACCAGAAGAACCAAAGTTCATCGGCTGGCTGTATAGATTCTGCGATTGAGAAGGGCCGTTCATC